TATGATGAAACCACCGATAGGTGCGTGTCAGATATGCGGGAAGATAGATGTACTGGCACACCAGTGCACTAAGTGCCGTAAGAGAGCCTGCAGTGATGATAGGTGCCGGTTCCTGATCCAAGAGCCAAAGATGTGTAAGGTCCCTAAGCAATGATAGGTAAGATAAGACCCCAGATATTCATGGCCCTGTTCATGCTGAGCCTGATCACAGGCTACGCTATATTTGCCGACATGGTAGAGATTGCGACAGGCACGGTTGGAGGTCTAGTCGCATTAGGGATGAAGGTCTTAGAGAATGACTAGCAAGAACATCCAGCAGTTCCAGCCAGGCCAGTCAGGGAACCCTGGCGGCAGGCCGAAACTGGGAGTCGCACTTGCAGACAAGGTACGTAAGGCCACCAAGGACGGCAATACGATAGTGAAGCTACTGGTGCAGATCGCAGAGGGTGGGCTTGAAGCAAAGATAAGTGACAGATTAGCCGCAGCAGAGATGTTACTCAGTAGAGGATGGGGGAAGGCAGTGACACAGATGGAGGTCACTGCCGACGTTCAGGTGCAACACTCATTATCAGACTTCAATACAGCGGAGTTGCGCGAGCTGGTAGCTATGCGCAGGGAGCTGGTGGAAGAAGATAGCACCCTTATCATAGAGGGTGAAGGGAAGGTGTTGGAAGGTGATTAGTGAAAACGACGAACGCGGTGACGCTACTGTTCGTGCTGATCCACCTGATAGAGGACGCGGCCTTGATATCTTTGGGGCGTTTCTTGCCGCTACCGGCCTACGTGCTATATCCCGTGGGATTGCTCGTATCCGCCGTGGTGATGCGGGAGGTGATCAAGCGGTTGTTGAAGCGTTTTGCCTCCGATGCAGAGTCAAGACTCCCATGAAGAAGGCCGTAGCAAGCACCCTGGCTAATGGCTCTGAGGCCATGCAGGGGAGTTGCTCAGTGTGCGGTACGCGCATGTCTCGCATAATGAAGCGCACGTGAGTACGATCTCTGGTGAACAGCGTCAGATACTCCTAGAGGCAGGCGAAGCCGCCAGCATAGAACTATCCAAGCGGGACTTTGATGAGTTCCTGAACTACGTCAAGATACTTGAGCCGCCCCCTGGCAGGGGTATCATCTCCTTTGAGAGATGGCCCCACCTAGTAGAGGTGTGCCAGACCCTGGAAGATACCAAGCTATTGGTCTGGCTGAAGTCCAGGCAGACTGGTGCAAGCTGGTTATTGGCGGCGTATGCACTGTGGCGCGTGCTGTTCTTTGAAGGGGCGATGGTCCTACTATTGTCTCAGGGAGAGGAAGAGGCCAAGAGACTTCTCGCTAAGAGCCGCTTTGTCTTTGAGCAACTGCCAGAAGCACTGAAAGTACCGTTAGGGGTGGACTCCAGGCAGGAATTGGAGTTCCCTTCCATGCACTCCAACATCCTAGCTCTCCCTTCCACTGAGAAAGCGGGCCGTTCCAGCACTGCGTCGATGGTGATCATGGACGAAGCTGACTACCACGAGCACCTAGACGCCAACTATGCCGCTGTGAAGCCTACCATTGATGACGGTGGGGGCCAGTTGATACTGGTATCCACCTCTAATGGCATGGTGCAGAACTCCTTGTTCAAGAAAGTGTATAAGGATGCGCCGTTCAATGGGTTCAAGAGGCTCTTCTACGGCTGGAATGTCCGTCCTGGGCGCGATAATGCCTGGTATGCCGCCCGAAAGCTAGAATATACCGACGACAGCCTATTCGAGAAGGAATATCCCGCTTCAGAAGACGAAGCCCTGTCGCCGCCACGCACCATCTCTGCATTCAACCCCGACATACTGAACCAGATGCGGGAAGATGTGCGTAACCCCATGGAAATCATGCCTGTAGGCTCTATAACAGCCAATATATATCAGGATTTCCACAAAGATGGCCGTTATATGGCAGGTACAGACACCTCACACGGTGTTGGTGGCGATGATGCAGTGACCGTGATCATGGACCGTAACACAGGGTACATCGTTGCAGACATTCAGACCAATCTATTGCCGCCAGACCAGCTTGCAATCTCTTCTATGGCACTGCTTGCACGCTATCACAACCCAATATGGGGCATAGAGGACAATGACTGGGGTATCCTAACGATAGTCGCCGCGCAAGGACTGCGTTACCCGCGTCTCTACTACCGCAGTGAAGATAAGGTTGGCTGGCACACTGACGAACGCTCACGTTATGAGCTATGGGGTGAGTTGATAGAGGCAGTATCTGCACGCCTCGTCACCATACCGTCAGAGGGAGGGCTTTCGCAGTTCTACTCTGTCATACGAAACCCTAATAAAAATGGTAGGATTGAAGGGCAAACGGGTGCACACGACGACTACCCGTTAGCGGTTGGGATTGCGTGGCAACTCAGACGCTTTGCGCAAGCTGTGGGCCGTGCTAAAGGCAGTGATGCCGAAACATGGGGCAGTGTCTTCAAGCGTCGCACATGGTTGAGGTGGTAATTTGGCCCTTGAAGATAAACCTACACCAGCACTGATACAGGAACACCGCAAGTATCTCTCTGATCTATGGTCTAACACCCACGCCAAGTGGGAGACGATAGATACCTACTATAACCGCACCTTCAAACTGTGGCCCGATGGCATGGACAGGCCGGACTGGTATATCCCCATGCGTCCACGCGCCCTCGTAGACCACGCCGTAGATCATCAGCTTGCCTTTGAACCGCTAGTGCACCGTGCCCCTGCGGGTATCGGTGAAGAGCATAAACGCCGCGCCGATAAGCTGGAACCTGCACTGAAGGCCATCATGGATGAGGCCCAGTTGCAGGAGCCTAACCTCACTTGGAAGCAGATGGGTAAACATCTACTGCTTTATGGGTACGCCGTGGTAGAGGATGGCCTAGACACCACCATCATGCAGTCCCGAAGGGACGAACCAAAGAAGGCCAGGAACGAGTCTCCAGAGGACTTCCAAGGCCGTATGAGGCTCTGGGAACACCGTAAGAAGACGATGATGCCCTTCCGAACGAGGGCCGTTCATCCAGCCAGAGTCCTCTTAGACCCCCTTAAAAAGGAGCCACGGTTAGCTATTAAGCACACCTACCGTCTGAGCCAAGACCTGGCTGAAATGACCAGTGCTAGGGTCGCTCAGAGGGGTAAAGGGAGTTCCGTCGAGGTCAATCCCTGGGAGGTCAAAGACAATCCCTTTGAGATGGTACTGTGTGACGAATGGTGGAGCGAGTGCTGGCACGCACTTGTGACAGATGCAGGCGACATGCTCTTTGTAGAGAAGAACACATGGGGATTCGTGCCGTATGCGCACGCATTCTCCGGCTATGGTCAAGAACCGACTAGCATATCAGAGATAGACCCCACTCATCTTGCAGTGGGTTTGTTAGACCATGCACTAGAGTCCTTGAAAGCGCAGGCACAGGCAGTTGCAGGTAGACATAATGCACTGATCGAAGCCACATTTAACCCTGTAGTCACTACTGGCAGCGCAAACGAACTGCAAGAACAGCTTGCACGTAGTGACATCATCGAGGTTGCCAACCGTGGTGAGGTCGGGCGCATGGAACTACAGCAACTACCAGGCTGGATGTTCCAGTCTGAAGAGTGGCTGGACAAGGACATGGAGCTTGGAACTTACTCGCGTTCTCTGGCCGGTGTACGGGAGCAGGGCGTTTCAACCGTGGGTCAACAAGCAATACTTTCAACTAGTGCGATGCGCAAGTTCGTAGCACCGTCCAAACAGCTAGAGCATCTTGCAAGCAAATCAGCAGAGCATATTTTGCAGTTGATAGATGTCATGGACTTGGACATGTATGTACGAGGCTACGATATCAGTCCCACAGAGATAGAGCGTGATTACTCAGTGCACATCAGCTTTGAATTAGTAGACCCAGTGTTGCAGTTACAGCAACGTGAGATGGGATTACGTGAAGTACAGGCTGGTGTTAAGTCCCGTGAAACGTACTGGAATGCAGACGCGAAGATAGAAGATGCCGTTGGCGAGCGCAAGCGTCTGTTAGAAGACTTCGTGCGTAGTGACCCTATGGTTCAGAAGGTACTAGCGCAAGAAGTTGCACGCGAGATTGGCTTGTTAGAACTACTAGAGAAACAGCGTGCAAAGGAAGAGCAGGCACAGCAACAAGGTGGCGGGCCAAGTGTCTTGGACGAGTCCATCTTAGGCGGCGATCTTGCAGGCGGAGGGCTTGGAGGAGGTGGCATGCCTGGCATGCCGCCAGCCGCCCCAGCAGGTGGCCCCCAGCGTGGGCCGCGCGCACCACTCACCCCAGATGTAGCCAGCCCCAGTAGGGTTGGACAGGAGTTTGCAGGCTAATGGCTATAAGTGAATTTACCGAAGTTGTCTTGAATATCGCAGACGAGGCAGGCGGCTACCGTGAGATCGCTGATAAGAAACAACACATACCGCTGATGCAAGAAAGCCTATCGCAGACTACTATGCGCAATAACATGAT